GTTTCTGCAAAAACGGACAACCGCCCGCAGTTCCAGCAGATGATCAAGGACAGCGAACGTGGCATCTTTGATGTCATCATTGTCTGGAAGCTGGACCGCTTTGCCCGAAACCGCTATGATTCGGCACACTACGAGTATCAGTTGGAGCGGAACCACGTCAAGCTGGTATCGGCCACCGAGCCGATTTCAGAAGGCCCAGCAGGTATTATGGTCAAGAGTATGCTCACCGGCATGGCTGAGTACTATTCCGCAGAACTTTCTGAAAAGGTCGTGCGCGGCATGACCGAGAATGTTCTGAAGGGTAAGTACAACGGCGGCACGATTCCCATTGGCTATACGGTAGACGAGGAAAAGTTCTTCCAGATTGACCCTTTGAAAGCTCCCTTTGTGGTAGAAGTCTTTCAGCGTTACAACGATGGTGCAACCATGAAAGAGCTGATGAACTGGCTGAACGACAGTGGCGTGACCACCAACCGCAATCAGAAGTTCACCTATAACAGTATTCAGACCTTGCTGACAAACCGCCGTTATATCGGCGAGAACCGTTTTAAGGACATTGTGATGCCGGACAGCATCCCGGTTATCATTGAGAAAGAACTGTTCGACAGTGTACAGGATAAAATCGCCAAGAACCGCCGCGCTCCGGCTCGGCACAAAGCGGAGGACGATTATTTGCTGACGACCAAGCTGTTCTGTGGAATGTGTGGAGCGATGATGTTCGGCGAGTGCGGAACGAGTCGAAATAAGAACGTCCACCATTATTATAAATGTGCTAATGCCAAGCGCACCAAGACCTGCAAGAAAAAGACCGTCCGCAAAGAGTGGCTGGAAGATCTGGTAGTCAACGAAACCATGAAGATGATTCGTGACGATGACAGTATCCAGTCCATCGTGGATGCGGTGATGATTCTTCAGGAACAGGAGAACACGGTGCTGCCCCTGCTGGAAAAGCAGATGAAGGATATAGAGAACGGCATCGAGAATCTGTTAAATGCGATTCAGGCAGGTGTACTGACCAGCTCGACCAAAGGACGCTTGGAAAAGTTGGAGGCTCAGCAGAAAGAGTTGGAAATCCGCATCGCGGAAGAAAAGCTGGCGAAACCGAAAGTCAGCGCAGATTTTGTGAAATTTTGGCTCACCAACTTCCGCAAACTCGACCCGAACGTGAAAAGCCATCGGGAAACGCTCATCAATACATTCGTGAACGCCGTTTATCTCTATGATGAAAAAGTTTTGATTACATTCAACTACAAAGACGGCACAAAAACCATCACTTTCGATGAAATCGCCGTCAAAGATGCCCCAGAGGGCAATGGTTCGGATTTAGGTTGCTTCGCTCCACCAAAGAAAAACACCTAGGAACGCAAGTTCTTGGGTGTTTTCTTTTTGCTGTAACCCACTATGAAACCCACTTTTTAACCTCAAAGAAACAATGGCGGAGAAATGAGATATTCAAAAGAAAGACTCCAGCGTGTCGACGATATGATCTTTGAAATAATGAAGAGCGTTGAGCATATCCAGGCACATGAACAGGACAGCTGCATTTCTGAGATAGCTCAGCTCTGCTTAGACCTCCAAACTATGACGGAAGAGCTACGGTCTATTCTCGAGTCGGAAAAGTGATTGTATGTATGCCGCTGTCCAAGAAAATGTCTGAGGGTGAGTGAATATACTGCAATACGATAGAATACAGGTCTTTTTACTACTGTCAAGAGGTACAGACTCAAAGGGTCTTCCAAAAAAATTGGGACACTATTGTAAATAATACACAAAAAACAGTGCCATGTTCGTGAACACCGACGGAGCAAAATTTGATATAATAGAAAAAAACAAATAACCACAAGATAAAACGCAATGCTAAAGTAGTGCATGCTTTTGTCGAAGTTGTTTACGAAAATCATCGAGTATATTTTTGAAAGGAGGCATGGTTATGACTTACAGCGCACTTGAAGTTGCAAAATACATCATTCATTATGAAGCACAACAGGGGCGGACGGTTAGCAATTTGAGATTACAGAAACTGCTTTACTTTGTACAGGTTCAATTCATTGTAAATGCTTCTGATGGCCAACCATGCTTTAAGCAAAGAATGGAAGCGTGGGATTTTGGACCGGTGGTACCGGAAGTCTATCGAGAATATCGATATTATGGTAGTGCTGTGATCCCATATGATGGCTGTGAGTTGAATTCTATCTCCAATTCGGATAAAAAGTTGATTGATGCGATGCTTGATCACTGCGCTAAGTTTTCTACATCTGCACTAGTTGATATAACGCACTCGCAGACTCCATGGAAGAATGCATATCGAAATGGCTTTGATAATGAAATCACTCTGAATGCAATTCGTTCTTATTTCAGAAAAACATAAAATGACTATGTTAGGAAAGCGACTCGGAAAAACATTTAATAATAAAACAAAAGGAAACTCTGAAAAAACAGAGATGGTTCAGTTAGACCTTCTTACAGAGAACCGCGCTGCGGACATTCAACAAAAGCCGATAAAGGGATTCCACACCGCAGAAGAGATGCAAGATTCTATATTAGATTTGTGTCGGTCGTTGTCAAGAAAAACTTCTGAAGGGGAATTTGATTGCAAAATATGGGTTGAGAAGCTTGAAACATATCTTTCAAATTCAGCGGATCGACTGATGTATTCTTCCATAAGTAATCATATCTTTAACAAAACCGAGCAGGAATTAGGTACGTTTGGGACAAATTTGGATTTTGTCCTGCACTATGTAGAACGAAAAGTTGAAGATAATCCAGCGTCGGAATATTGGAAGAAATCTTTCAAAAACGTGTTGAAATTTTATGACCACTCGAACCTTGCAATTCAACAACAGAAGTTGGTAAGCAAAAAACGAATGGATTTGGAGCATGAAGTTGAAAGCATCTTAGCGCCAAAAATATCTGAGATCACAAAAGAAATGACCCAACAGCTGGTGGGATTGATAGGCATTTTCACGGCGTTGTCGTTTATTGTCTTTGGCGGAATATCTTCTTTAGACAGCATTTTTGGCGCAGTGCAAGAAACATTAAACGAGCGGCAATCGGTGCTTCCTGTTCTTATTCTTGCGGATGCATGGGCGTTCTGCATGATGAATCTGCTATTTGGATTCATGTATTTTGTGATACGCATTACGACTTTGAAGAAACCCGCTGCCGAAAAAGCAGCTAACATAATACAGAGATACCCGGTCGTTTTCTTGTGTAACTATATCATACTGGCGCTACTGGTCTTATTCAGCGGAATGTGGTTTGCAGAAGTAAATGCTGTAGGTAAAAGTGTTTTTGAATTTTTTGTAGATTCAAAGCACTCAACATGGACCTTCTGGATTTTTGTTGTCTTATTCATTGTTTTCTTTGGTGTGCTGGGCTGGTTTCTATGGAAATGGTACGGATCCAAGAAGTCTTCAGAAAAATAATTCTATAACAAAAGAGCCGCAACTCTTGAGGATTATCCCCAGAGTTGCGGCTCTTATCATGCTATGCAGTTATGGCCGGTCTCTTACTTCACGCTCTTCTTCAGCCGCTCAAACTCAGCGTCGGCCTGAATGGCCTCCTTGGTAAAGCTGTTATTGAACCACCAGTTGACCAGCGCAGACACGGTGGTGAAGCCGGTGGAGATGAGCTGCTCGAGCTGGGTGCTGTCGATGGGCAGCAGGGGCTTGCCCAGAGCGCTCAGGATCTGGTTGATGAGGGCCAGAGCCAGCACAGCGGTGCGGGCGAGGGTGGCAGTGGAAATGGTGCGGTTGGTGGTGATATGTGCGTTCATGGTGTGTCCTTTCTCCCGGCGAGGCCGGGCGGTCAGTCGTGGATGGGCAGGGCCTTGGCGCGGTTGTACAGCTCCGTGCCGGTGCCGTTGCCGCCCATCGTGTGATAGGTCTTGTAGAGGTAGGTGAGGTTGCGCAGGCCGTCGGGGGTGATATGGCCGAGGCTGAGGAAGTGGTAACACTCGGTGTAAATTCGGTCATGCAGGAGGGCCAGCACGGCCTGCCAGAGGGCTTTGATCTTGGGGATGGCTGCGAGGATGGCCCCGCCCATCAGCGCGAAAGCCCACTGTGCCCAGTATTCGATGATGAACTGCATCGGAATCACCCCCTCACATACTCCACCGGCTCTTATTCGCCCGAGTATCAATATGCACCCAGCCGGTCTTGCGGGTGGGGTGCTTTGCGTCCTTCAGGTAGCGCCCGATGCCGCCCCGGGAGGGCAGCAGGGTCTCAGCGTAGGCGGCCACGGTGGCCACGTCCACACCTTCGACGTAGAAGTCCGCCGCCCGACCCAGCAAGTGCTGGCTGGACTTGCTGCCGCCCACGGCGGCGTTGTGGGCGGCGGTGCGGTAGACGCTGGTGATATGTACCGGCTTGCCGAAGTGCTCCCGGATGCACTGGAGCAGCACCACAAGCTCCTCGTCGAGGAGCACGACGTCGCTGCCCTTGCAGGCAAACTCCCGCACTCGGAAGCTGGGTGAGAGCTGCCGGGCTCCCTCCCGGCGGAGGGAATACTCTTTGATGGCGATAAGATCACGACCTTTCTTTTTTCTATCCGTTGACATTGTATTGCAAATGTGCTACATTGTATTCAGAAGGAGTGTGATACCATGGCACAGACCACTGTAAGCATCCGGATGGATAACGACCTGAAGAACAGCTTTGACCACATCTGCAACGAGCTGGGGATGTCCATGTCCACCGCCGTGACTATGCTGGCCAAGAAGATGACCCGGGAGCAGCGCCTGCCCTTTGAGCTGTCGGTAGACCCGTTTTACTCGGAGCAGAACCAGGCCCGGCTGCGCAAGTCCATTGCCGAGATGGAAGCCACCGGCGGCACCATCCACGAGGTCAACTTCGATGATTAAGGCATGGACGGAAGAAGCGTGGGAAGATTTTGAATACTGGACCACCCAGGACCGCAGGATGCTCAAGCGGATCCTACAGCTTCTGAAGGACATCGACCGCAACGGCTATGAGGGCATCGGCAAGCCCGAGCGCCTCAGCGGCGATCTGGCCAGCTATTGGAGCCGCCGCATCGACGATGCAAACCGGATCGTCTACCGCATTGATGGCAGCGTGGTCAAGATCGTCCAGTGCGGCTCCCACTACAGGGACAAATAACCCCTCCCGCAGCCCCCACCCCGGGGCTGCTTTTTGTTGCGGCGGGGTCAGTAGTAGTGGTAGCCCTCGACGTTGAGAGTCATATAGGTGCCGTCGTTTGGCCGGTAGCCGCCTGCGGATAAGGTATTAGAAGAAAAGCTTATCGTGGTTTCCGAAGTGGCACCCAGATAACCGTCAGGGTGTCCGCTGGCTTTACCGGACCCGCCCCGCGTCAGCTTTATGCCGCCCACGACAACATAGTCCACCTCCTCCGGTATGGAGAGGGAGTCTCCGTATTTCCATTGCACGCTGAGTCTTCCGGTAAATACCAGCTTTCCTTCACTGTACATCGCCCGCTTGAGCATCTTCTCCACCTCAGCACGGGTATAGGGGACGATGCTTACGATACCCAGCGCCATTTACAGCACCCCCTCGTCTGCGTCTGCGGCCTCAGTGGCGTCAGCGTCCGGCTCGGCCACGCCCCACTCCGCCCGCAGGGCAGCGAGGGAGGCGTCCCTATCGAGGGCCGTGCCGGCCAACAGAGAGAGCAGCAGGGCCTTGGCGTTGTCACTCAGGCCCTCGCCGGGGTCGCCCTGCGGGCCGGGTTCACCGCGCGGCAGAGTCAGGCAGAGCTTGCCGTCCCGGATGCCGGCGGCGGGTGTGTCACCGGTGGTCACGCTGCCGATGCCCTCCACCACCGCGCCGCAGGCGGCTGCGATGCCGTCCTCCATCCGGTTGAGCACCTCCGGCAGGTTCACCTTCATGCCGGTGACAAAATGCTGTTTCACATACTTCATGGTGTACCTCCGTTACAAAGTCGTGTCTTCGAGGACGGTGTCGCCCAGGGTGTCCTCTCCGGTGTCAGCGGTCGAGGCCGAGGGTCCCAGCAGCTCCACCTGCATCTGGATGCCGCCTTCGGGGACGTTCTCGGCCCAAAACGTGATGCTGCCGTCCTTGGTCTCGCAGACGCCTGCAAGCCCCGCCGTGACGGCCACGGTATAGGTCTCGGGGCTTGGCACCGCCGAGGGGACGGTGGCCGCCCTCGCGGCCCGCAGGGCGGCCGTCTGCTTGTAGGCGTAGCCGGGCACGTCGGTGCATTCGGCCCAGCCGTCCGCCGGGAGGGTCACGGGCCAGATGCCGAGATAGCCGCCGCTGTAGCTGGCCAGCAGCTTGTCGCAAAGCTTGGCGGTCTCTTTGGCCTTGGCCAATGCCTGTGCGCCCAGCTCGTCCATGGGGATGCCGGTGACGCCGTCCCGCATGAGGCCGCAGAGGGCTTCGTCGGTGCGGGTGTCGGTGAGGGATGCGGCAGTGATCTCTGCACTGCCGGCCGGAACGGAGATCTCACACAGACACAGCTCATAGATGAAGTGCGTCCGGATCAGCTCCGGTGCAGTGGGTTCGGCCTTCGGAGTGCCGGGCTTGAGCTTCAGAGCCGTCAGATTGGCATTGGCATCAAACTGGAGCACTACCTGGTCGATGCGGGGCAGCATATCGTCTGCGTCGGGTACCGTCAGCGTGCTGCGCTCCCGGGCGCAGACAGAGATGCCCTTGAAGTCGTCGTAGTTGATCCACGCGAGACCGGGGGAGACGGTGATCTCCCGGGGGCCGCTGACGGTCACAGCAAAGTTGGAATCGCGAGAGTAGACGCCGGAGGTGCGGGTGCACAGATAAGCGGCCACATCTTCGGCACTGTAAGTCACCCCGTCGAGGGGGTATGTCACAAGCTTCATGTTCTTCTCCTGATGATAGGTGTTCCAATCTCGGTGGAGACGCTGTTCTCGCCCTTCTGGGATGTCAGGGTGATGGACGTGATGCGGGCGGCAGCCTGAATGTCGGTACCCGGCAGGCTCGCGGCGACGACTTTGCCCACTATGACCTCATCCGTAGGGGTAAAGCGGAAATTCTCAAGCCGAGTGTGCTTGGCCAGCTCCTGCGTGCCGAGGGCTTTCAGGCTTTCGAGGTAGTCGCTCTGGGTCTGGCTGCTGCTTCTGGTGCGGCTGGCGGCATCCACCACCAGCTCACGCCGGGCGATTCCTGCTGCACTCTCTGCGCCCACCGTGACGGTGGCGTCGCCGCCTACCACGATCACCACATTCTTATAATCGGCCGTGCTCTCGGTGTAGGTCAGGTCGGTAAGGTTGCCGTACTGGGGCGCATAGCGGGCGTTCCGGTCCAGCAGAGGGCGGTACAGCTCGAACAGCAGCTTTTTCTCTGCCGGGTCGAACCGGAGCCGGAAGCCGATGTCCAGCTCCTGACATACCTGCTCGGCCACATCCAGCAGACTGCCGGGTGCGGCCTCGCCGGTGTAGGTGTCGGTGATCTCGGCCAGGTCGCCGAGCTCGACGCCGGGCCACGGCTCCATGGCCGTGACCAGCTGGCGGAGCGTCGTCTCTGCCGAAAAATTCTTCAGGGTCCGGAGACTGCTGCGCTCGTCGAGGATGTAGGCTGCGTCGCGGGCAGAGACCACAAGGCGGTGGTCGGAGGTCTGGGCGGAGCATATCCGCATGAGGTGCTCGCTGCCTGCCAGCCAGAGATACCGGTCGGGGCGGCAGAGGGCCTGCAGGCTGGTAGATTCATGAAGCTCCAGCTGCGCCCCCTGCACGTTCTTGTAGGTGTTGTACCGCTCCGGCCAGACCAGCGACACCCAGCTCTCGATTCGCCCCAGAAGCTTCAGCTCGGGGCCATAGACAAAGATCGTCTTTGTACCGCTGGCAGTCAGGGCAGATGCTTTTTCGCCGCTCATGAGTTCTCCTCCACTACAAGAGATGCATACGCTGCGCTGAAGCTCAGGGTCAGATAGAGCGCCGTCATGCCGCTGTCGGCAGTGCGTGTCCATGCCCGTGTGCCGTGACGCAGCGTCCAGAGGGTGCTGCTCTCATCCAGCAGCTCGAAGGCGTTGAAGGTCTCGCCGTCGATGATCTGGTCGATGCGCAGCCGCCCGTCCTCCCGCCAGAGCCGAATGACGTCGCCGTTCTGCATCTCGGTGAGAAAACGAAGATACTCTCCGGTAGCAAGATCCCGCACGCCGGGGTTTCGTACGACGCCCTGAGCAGTCAGCGTCAGCACAAAATCCTGCGTGTCCGGGCCGGGGTTACTGAGCTTGAGAAAATCCGACTGGATGCGCAGACCGAACTGGTGGGTGCTATAGCAGACGGGCAGCCGGAACGCAGGCTGCGTATAGAACAGCGAAGCGCTGGTCTCGGAAACACTGCGCCAGTAGGGATTCGGGCAGTAAAGCTGAAAGCTGAAGGTGGGCCAGAGGTTTGCGGCACTGATGGCGGGGCAGCGCTGCACTTCGGCGTCGCAGTAGTATTTTCCGGCCACGGTCAGCCGCCCGGTGGCCCCGGGGGTGAAAATATCCCGCAGCTGACGCTTGAGATAGGCGGTATTCCGCAGGATGCGCCCGGTAATGGTGCGGGTCACGCCGGAGATGCTGCGGCTCTCCACGGTGGCACCCACCTGCTGGTAGCCCTGACTGGTCTCCAGCTCCACCGGCAGATCGCCGATGGGGTCGATGCTGTAGAGCACGCCTGCCTTGTAGCCGAAGCTGAAGCTCTGGCCGCTGCTGGCGGTAAAGATGGCATCAAACACCGGCAAGCACCGCCCTTTCCTGTTCGTATCGTGCTTCGCGCATCAGGTCAGCCGCTGTCTGCGCTTTGGAGTAAATATACTGGTTGATCTCATACGAGGGCCGGGGCTTGCGCTCAGGCCGAGCGGTTTCTTTCTCGTAGTCCCACAGCGAGTAGCTGGGGGCGGTGACGGCGCTGCCGGAGCCGGAACTGCTGTTGGGTGTCTTCACGGAAGATCTGCTGCTGCTCCCCAGCTTCATGGCAATGGCCGCGATGGCCACAGCCAGAGCGACGCCTGCAGCGATGACCATAGCACCCACAGGTAGGCCGATGCCGGTAGCCGAGATGGCCGCACCGATGGACTCCAGCATGGCGACAAAGGCAGAGCCGACCGTGGTGACGAGGGTACCCATCGCGGCGAAGATGGTGGGGAAGGCCGAGAGCAGGTTGCCCGAGAGGGCTGTGCTGATGGCCTTGGCCGCTGTGCCGAGGGGGCCTTTAAGAGCCGCGAAGGTGTCCTGCAGGGTGCCGCTCAGTTGCCCGGCCAGAGAGGCAACGTCGCCAAAGCGGCCGGTAATGCCCTCGAAGAGCTGCTGTCCCAGAGAAGCCGCGCCCTGCGCCAGCCCCTGTGCGCCCTGTCCGAGGACGCCGTTCAGGCCGTCCACCAGCGAGAGGGCGTAGTCGGTGAGCTGCTGCTTCTGGTCGGCGGTCAGCCCTGCGTAGAGGGCGGATGCCGCCCACCTGCCGATGCCCACCCAGTCGCCGCTCTTCACGGCTTCCCACAGGGTATCCACCGTGCCGAGGACGCCCTCGTTGGCGCGGTCTTTGAGGACAGACCAGAGGCCGTCCAGTGTCTTGGCGGCGCTGTCCTTGATGGTCTCGGCCACCTGCTCGGTGCCGTCGGCGGCAATGGTCTTGACGGTCTCCACCGTGCGGAGCGCCCCGTCGATGACCTTGTCCTGCGTCTGGGTGATAACGCGCTGCTGCTCGGTGGTACCGTCCGCGAGGGTCTTGGTCACGGTCTGGGTGGTGCGCTTGGTGTTCCCGACGACCTCATAGGCCGTGTCGCTGTAGGAGTTCACCACCGAGGCGGCAGTCTTTGCGGCAGAGCCGGCCTTTTGGGCCGCTGCCGCCGCAGCGTCGCCGGACTTGGTGTAGGCCGGGATGGTGTCCTCGACCTGCTTTGCAAGGTTCTGCATCCTGAATGCATTGACCTCGGCCTTGTCCACCACATCGTCACTGAGGGTCCAGTCGGTGTCAGGCCGTGCAGCGGTCTTAGCGACCTGAATGCCTGCAGTGGCGATGGTCGCCGCCGTGCCGGTGCCGTTCAGGCCGCTGATAAAGCTCTGGATGAGATTCTTGCCCCACTGCACAGCCTGCCCGGGCAGGGATTTTATCCAGCTGATCGCGCCGGAGATGCCCTGCTGCATGGCCTGCGTCACAGACGACGCCATGCTTTTGATTCCGCTGGCCAGCCCCTTCAGGATGTTTGCCCCGAGATCCAGCCAGTTGAAGGCGGAGATCACCGAGACGATGGCCTCCACGATCTTGCCCAGATTCTGGATGATGAGAGGGATGCTGTCGATAAGACCTTTGCCCAGCTGCACCATGAGGCCGACCGCACCGGCTAAAATTTTCGGTGCATTGTCGTTGATGAGGCCCGCGATATTGATGACAATATCGGGAATGTAGGCGAAGAGCTGCGGCAGGCCCTCCACCAGCCCGTTTGCAAGGCTGAGGATGAGGTCGATGCCTGCCGAGACAAAATCACCGAAATTCGCCCGCAGCTCTTCGGTGAAGGAGAGGACAGCGGGCAGCGCCTGCGACAAAAAATCCGGGATGCCTGCGGTAAACCCGGATGTGAGATTCTGCAGCAGCTCCGTGCCGGTCTGAAGGATGGCCGGGACCAGCGCAGCGATGGCTTCCGGGATGCCGCCGACCGCATTGACGACCAGCGGGAGGAGGTTGTCCACCAGATAGGTGCGGGCCGTCTCCACAAGGGCCTCCAACGAGGGCTGCAGGTCCTCGCCCAGCGCCATCTGTCCCAGAACATTCTGGGCGGCGGCCTTCATGGATGCAAAGGAGCCGGTCAGGGTGGTGGTGGCCTCCCTGGCCGTGGTGCCGGTGATGTCCAGCTCGGTCTGGATGACATGGATGGCGCTGTACATGTCGGCCAGATTGCCGAGATCATACTTTACGCCGGAGATCTTCTCGGCGTCCTTCAGCAGGCGCTGCATCTCAGCCTGCGTGCCGCCGTAGCCCAGCTTGAGGTTGTCGAGCATGGTGTAGT